GGTCGATGGTTTCCGTTTTCCTGGCGGTGGCCTGAGGTATTGTTGTCGTCGATGTGGTTTCTGGATTGGTCAGCGTCGATGTTGTGGTCGGTGTTGTGCTGGATGTGCTGGAAGTACTGGAAGGCGGGACAGTAGTGCTCGATATTGTGCTCGTTGTCTGCTGGACGGTTGTCGTGGCCGCTATTGGTGCGGCCGTTGTGCTTGTCGTGCTTGTTTGAGGTGCGGCGGTTGTTGTCGATGAGCTGGTGGTGGAGCTGGAAGATGTCGAAGTTGATGTGGTGTCTATGGGCATGGGGTCAAAGAAGGATGGTTGAAGGCTCATTCGGCTTCTCCGTTAGGGCGGATGACTGCGTGGAGTGCGCCTTTGAGGTTGAGGTAGGCAAGGTTGAAGACTCCTCCACCGGTGGTGGTGGCATTGCTGGATTGTTCGTCTGCGATGTGTACTAGGTGTATTGCTGCTCGGATGACATCTTGGTAGGTGTGGACTAGGCCTTGGGCTTTTTCTAGGTCTCCTTGGGTTTTGTAGAGCTCGTTGAGTGTGTGTTGTTCTGTCATTCTGTTTCTTCCTTGTCGTTGTATTCGGTGAATCCTTGGCGGCGTAGGTCGCCTTCCATTTGCCTTATCAGGCTGAGCGCTTCGCGGATTGTGGCTTTGGGGTTGTGTGCTTGGTCGGCGAGGATGTCTTTGAGTCCATCTTTGACTTCTTTGGGGTCGATAATCATTGCATCCCTGAGCCGTGGCATTTAGGGCAGATGATGTAATTGTCGTTCTGCCAGATGTGTGAAAGGCCTTCTTCGTCGATGTCTTCATAGCCGGTGCGGTATTTGTTTAGGCACAAAGAGCAAGTCTTCATCTTTGATGAGACGCTTATTTGACTCTGTTTCATATTGACTCTGTTTAGTGCGTCATCCTTGGGGGTACCCCTCTCCTCATCCTTGGGGGTACCCCTCGTCATGGGTGATGAAGTGGTCAGGATGTAGAGATTGCTACTTGGGTCGCCTGCGGCGTTCAACCGGTGTTCTATTTCTAGGGCTCCTATGGTGACGAGTTCATCCTTTGCGCGGTCCACGGTGGCCGTCGATGTGCGCATAAGGTCAGCGAGAGTCTTACGCGACGGCCAGGCTCGGCCTTGACTGTTAGCGAAGCGGTTTAGGAGGGCGTAGAGCCGGATGGCGTTGCTCGATATGTCGGCCAGGACTATCCATTCCGGAACGATTGCAAAGTATTCGCGGGACTGTATTTCAGACATTCTCGGCCTCGGCGTCGTAGAAGTGATGGCATCCAGAGAGGACCGTGGGTTCAGGGTCAAGTGGGAGGCGCATGAGTCCGTCTATTGGTTCGGGTGTGCCGATTATTAGTTCGATGATGAGTGTGATTTTGGCTCCACAGATGGCACAGTCAACGGATACGAGCTTGGGGTATTCGCTGATGCTCACCGGAGGAGCTCCTTTACGCTCTCGAGGTCGTGTGGGTACCAAACATATACCTCCGCTGCGGTGTTGTTTAGAAGGTCGAGCCAGTCCTTTTGGTCCCTGCTGAGGCGTCCTTTGTCGCCTTTGATTTCACAGAACAACAGACGGCCGTCGCGAGTAGCGGTGTAGTCCGGTAATCCTCGAGAGCCTTTGAGGGGTGTGGCCCATGTTCCGGATTGGCGGATTGCGGGTTGGTAGTGGCACCATCGCCATCCAAATAGGTCTAATAGGTGTTCGACTTGGATTGCGAAGGATGATTCGAGCATTTTTTTTCCTTCCGCAAGATGTGGTCCGCAATGACCGAGATGGCGAATGTGGGGACGGCAATGATTCCAAAGAGGAGCCACATGACCGACTCGATGTCGCTGGCGTTCACGATTCCTCCTGCGCTTGCTGTTCTTCTTTGAGGCCTTGAATGAGGATGTTGGCGGTCCCTTTGCTTATCTGGTCGAGGCCTGTTGGGGGGACTTTTCCGAGGGCGCGTGAGATGGCTTTGATTGCGCCGATTTGTGCGGGGGTGGCAAGTGGATGTCCCGCGCTACTTACGACGCTAGGAACGCTCTGAGAAGCTTTAGCGGGGATTGTGGCGGGGTGTTCGGCTTGAGCTTTCCGCGCTCGGACTTCGTCTAGTGACGCTACTCGCTTTGAATCAGCTGCGAGGACGGCCATGATGGCTCGGCCCCAGGCGGAAGTCTCGGCGACCATGAGTTCGGAGTCTTTGGTGTATGGGGTGCGTCCTGGGAAGGGTTCCCATGCTGCGCCGATGCCTGGACGGATGTCGTCCGGTGTGCGGTAGGCGGCGGCGATGTAGACGAGGAATGTTTTGTCTCCTAGAGTGACCATGTCAAATGGTTTTTCTAGGTTCGCTGGCTGGAGTGAGCCTTCGGGGTGTTTCTCACGGAATAGGCGGATGCGCTCTGCGACATCTATGTAATCGCCTAGGCGGTCTGAATAGTCGGCCATTGTTTTCTCTTTTCTGTCGGCTTGGACTCCGACACAAGTGAAGGTACAGAATGTCGAGGCTTGTGTCAAGTATCGCAAAGGCCCGCGCCATCGTGTGTAGACGCGGGCCTTATAGAGACGGGACTAGACGAGAAAGAACTAGCGGTCCGTGTCCTCTATCGCTTGGCGGAACTGTCCAAGAATCCTCCAGGCGGCGAAGCCAACAAGAAACGCGAAGCCTACGAGAATCATTTAGGGATTGCTCTGAATGCTGCTTCGATTGTTTTTGGGTCAGCATCGGGCGCGACCTCGTAATGGCACCAAAGGCCTCCGGCGGAACCACCGTTGTCTGTGGCGGTCCATTCCTTGATGCCTTGCTTGCCGTCGTTAGCTCTGGAGCATCGGAAACCACGGCCCCAAGCTTTAGACGCGCCTTTGGCTTTGTAGTTGTACTGATGTGCCTCCTCGATACAGAGCTCGTCGGCGTTGTTCACGAGGAACATGAACACGGCTTCTAAGATTTTGGGGTCTTGACTGCCGGTGTCGATGGCTCGGCCTGTGGCGTGAACGCTCATGTATGGCTTCACGGCTTCGGCGTTCTTTGGGTTAGTGACATCTAGCTTCTGGATATTTGCGGGAGCTGAACGCATAACACGGACCACTAGCCCGCCCATGTAGGTCACTCCGAATCGCTTTGTTAAAAGCTCGGAAAGTTTCTTGGCGGCTGGATGTGTTTCGGTGCCGATTTTGTCGAAGCCGGTGTAGGGACGCTTGGTGTTGGTCACTTTTTTCCACCGATTGCGGAGTCGAGTTCTTCTTTGGTGAGGACGCCATCTTCGTAGTAGGCGCGTAGGACGCGCTCGAGGACTTGTGCTGCGGCCATGAATCCGGCCATGCCTGCGGCTTTGCCGAGGTCGACGCCGAGGATTGCGCCACCGGCGAGGGCGGAGAGTGCTGATGTGCCGAATACTGCCGCGATGCGGGCGATGACTGTGGTGGGTTTCATTCTGTGTCCTTGAGGATTAGTGCTAGCAGACATTGTATTAGAACGGCGGCCCCTGAGATGAGTAAGGCTTGGGATTGTACGACGCCGGACATGGATACGAGCGCGATTCCTGTCCCTGCCCATGTCCAGACATTGTCTCGGATGAATCTCACTATTTTAGCTTTCGTGTTGGGCTCGGTAGTGCGACGAGTAGGCCTGCGGTGATGATAATAATACGCCTTGAGGACACGGGGACGCGAGAGCCGACGGGGACATAGGTGTCGACTGCTCCGCCGAACACATTTATCGCTTCCTCGAACGCTTCTCGGACGCTGGTGGTGGCGTTGAGGAGTGCGTTGACGATTTCTTCGCCTTCGGATGGTGTAAGTTCCGATTCGGTGATGGCTTCAAAGATTGTCGCTGCGGTGTCTGCGCTGATGTTTTCCAGGACTGCTGGCGATGTGGCGAGGAGCTGCGCTTCGGAGTTGTTGACGCCTGACGAGATGATGTCTGCGACTTTGGCTTGAATCTGTGCCGGCGGTAGTGCTGCGACTTCTGTAATGAGGGCCAGAACTTGCGGGTCGATGGTTTCCGTTTTCCTGGCGGTGGCCTGAGGTATTGTTGTCGTCGATGTGGTTTCTGGATTGGTCAGCGTTGATGTTGTGGTCGGTGTTGTGCTGGATGTGCTGGAAGTACTGGAAGGCGGGACAGTAGTGCTCGATATTGTGCTCGTTGTCTGCTGGACGGTTGTCGTGGCCGCTATTGGTGCGGCTGTTGTGCTTGTGGTGCTTGTCTGAGGCGTCTCGGTTGTAGTCGTTGTCTTAGCGACTGTTGTCGTTGTCTTGGGGACTGTAGTCGTGCTCGAGGTCGTTGTCGATGAGCTGGTGGTGGAGGTTGAGGTTGTCGAGGTTGATGTGGTTGAGGTTGTGGTGGTCGCCACGGGGGCGACTGTCGTGGTTGTGGTGGTTGTGCTGGTGGTTGAGGTCGTTGTGGTCGAGGTGGAGGTCGTCGAAGTTGTGGGAACGGCTTGACTCGTGAAGGCTTCGTCCGGAACTATTGACCATCCTTCGTCGTTGATGTTCCAGGCCAACATGAAGCAAGTGCCGCCGCCGTTTTCATAGAACCAAGCGTCGAGTGGGACTGAGTCTGCCTCGAGGTTGAGATAGCCGGATTCGGTTGCTGAGCATCCTTTGTCGTCCCAGGTGCCGAACTCGTCGACGCCGATTTTGATTGTGCCGCCGTCGTCAGCTGCGAGCCAGAATTGAATCGTGTTGTGGGCGGGGATTGTGATGAAGCCTTCATAGTGGACCATGAAGCCATCGTCGGGGCATTGTTGGAAGGGTTCTCCGTCGTAGGAGCGGTTGATGTTGTTTTCGGTTTCGGTTCCGCAACTTGGGTAGGCGTAGTCAGATTTGACGGGTGGTATTTGGTCGATGATGTAGCCGGTGGCTTTGAGTCCGGAGGTCGACGCCTGGGCGGGATGTGCTGCGGTGAGGGCAAAGATGACTCCTACTACGGGTAGGAGCCGGCGAATCACGGTTCGAAAGGTTCTTCGAGTTCAGGTAGTGCGGCTATTTCTTGTTCTGAAAGTTCTCGCACAATTGTTTCTCCAGTAAGAGCATTGTGGAATGTCCCCATGATTGGTTCTGTGTTACTCATTGTTATGCCTGCCTGTATCCATAGACGCGTAATGTGCCAGAGGTATATGTTGTGCCGTTCGGCGTTAGAACGAAACCTGTGTATTGAGTGGTGGTGTTCATTAGACCATGGTTTATTTCAATGTTAGGAAATAGAGTGTCTTGATAATTTTCTTGGGACATGGTGAAAGTTCTTCGAGCGAGATTTGGTTGTGAAACTTCAATTTTCATATAGTTTTCAACACCTGTAATGCCGTAACCTACGCTTATGCTTGTTTGTGCTGACGCACTAGTTCCGCCAACTGAGGTACCTTGAGCATAAAGTCTTTGTCTTGTGTAGTTGGATGTGGCATCTGCTGAACCGGTAGCGAATTGCATAAGGATTTGGCCAGTAGCTGCCGTCACTAAGTTATTTATAACTATTAGGTAGTTGTCGTATGTGCTACTGAAACAATTTGAGACAGTTGTAGACGCCCCAGACATTGAAGTTCCGGTGATATACACGAGTCCAGAGTTTGTGAGATAAGTGTTGACATCCCCGCTAGTGAGGGTTTCCGAGCCGAAGGTTTTGATTGCCATGGGTTTCCTTATGGTGTGTAGACGATGACATCGTCGCCGTTTATAGATGACGAGTCAAGTTTGAAATAGGCCGCGTAGCGTTGTGAACCTGTAATCCTAGTCGTCCATTGTGACGGGGTGATGGTGTGTTCGATTTGTTGAATGAGTTGCTCTTGAGTAAGTGCTGAGCCGACTTTTTGTGGGATGCTGACCGTGATTCGGTCCATGAGGTCTAGACCGAGGATGGTAGTCCAGTTTGCGGTCGTAGCTTCTGGGTTCACTACTAAGGGGTCGACGACTACATGGGGGAGCTGGCCGATGCCGGCGATGAGATTGGCTAGGTTTGTGGCGTCTGCGACTGTTGATAATTGAGTTGTGAGGTCCATGGATGCCGTACCGTAGGACGATATTGAAGTCGCTTTTGTTGTGTTGATTTGTGTTTCTCCGGCGAAACTGACTGTCACTTTGTTCCGGAGATTGTCGGCGTCTAGTCTATATCGGGCTTGTGTTTCGATGCCTATGCCGCCGTTGCCGAAGGTTGCTTGGGATGTGAATGAGCGTCCAACTGTAAAGGCGTAACGGCCTGTCATTGTGAGGATGCCGGAACGCGAGACATATAGTTCTCCGCCTTCGGAATCTGATAGGAGTTGGAGTTCGTTATTGAGTTCTGTTGCGTTGCCGGTGATGGCGGAAACTGTGCCAGATGAATTGGATGTAACTGAGTAAAGCGCGGACGGGAATGACGATTGGGCCATTAGTCGGGTGAATCTTGTAGGGGTTATTTCGGTGATTCGGTTGGTTGAAAGTTGGTAGATGGTGTTGAATGTTGTTCCGCCAACTGGTGCGGTTCCGGTTTGTTGCCAAACTACATATTGTTGTCTTAGGCCTGAATCTATTTGAGCTATATCTGAGTATGAAGTAGCGAAGGCTACTGGTGCTGGATAGGTGAGTGTGAGTGCTCTACCGTCTAACCATGCTTCGGTGACTGTGCCGGATGAGTTGAGATTCCATGCTAGGTGATGTGGTTGGGCTACATCGACGGGGAGGGCGCTTTCCGCGTAGTAGACAGTGGTGTTATTGAGAGCGAAGAACATGAACTTAGAAAGTGACTTCACATAGTAGGCGTAGGTTCTCCATCCAACATCGACGAATAATAATTGTTCTACATCTCTAAGGTTGGCTTGTTTGTACCATCCGCATATAGAGATGAAGTTGGTTGCTGCTGTTGTTCTGCCTGTTTCGGCTTGGAGTGTGCCGTTGTAGTTACCAAGGGCGCATGAGATTTGTGGTAATCCTTCGGCTAAGGATTCCCCGTTCTGGACTAGGAGGTCTGTGCGTCCGGAAAGGTTTGTAGCTGATGGTCCGCCGCTGCTTCCGTAATCTTTGAGGGCTGCGCTGTTGGGTTGGGTTCCGTCGATTGGGTCGTCGCATGGGAAGTAGTGGTACGGGTTGAGGCTGCGGATGTAGTTGTCGGCCCACGAGTAGGGGAGGTTTTCGTTGGCTAATAGTCCGAGGGCGTCGAAACAGTCGAGGGAGACGGTTGAGTCGAATCCGGCTTCGGTGATTTCTATGGGCCATCCTGAGACATATCCGCGGAAGATGATGTAGTCGACGGAGGCGTTGGTGCCGGTGATTCTGATTTGGCGTCTGGGTAGAAGTTTTCCGTAGTAGGTGCCGGCGGTGTATGTGGGGTCAAAGATGCGTGTCCGGTTGTCGAGGAGAACTGTGGCGGTGCCGGTATCGAAGTTTTGCCAGTCGTCGTTACGGCCGCGGCGTGTGTTGACTTGGCGGACATAGGTCGTCACATCGGTCCAAGTTGGCGAAGCTACATAGGGTCCGTCGTTGAAGGCGATTTCGACTTTGGTGGTTGGGTATGCCATTACTACTTGACCTTGATGGGGACGCCACCGAATCGCTTTTCGTATTGTTGCAATACTTCGACGACTTGTTTCCCGATTTCGGTTTTGTCGCCGACGCCTGTTTGGACGGTGATGTAGAAGTTGCCAGGGCCTTTGGCGTTGCCTGCTTTTGCGTCGAGTGCGGCTTGGAATCCTGGTGTGGCCATTCCTGCGGCGGTGCCGGCTGCTGAGACATCGGCAAGGCTTGAGGAGAGTGTGGCCGCGGTCAGGCCTGATGTGCCTGAGATGAGGTCTTTGGCTACAACGGCTCCGGCGACGGGTCCGAGGTCGAGAAGCTGCTGAATTGCTGCGGGACTCATTTGTCCGCCTGAGATAAGTGTTTTGAGGTATCCGCCGAAGTCTTTGGCTGCTTGTATCTGCTCGCGGAAGATTGTGATGTAGTCCTTGGGTTTTGTTTCTTTGGCTTTGGTGACTGCGGCCTCAGCTGCGGCGACATCTTGTAGGGCTTTGTCGTAGGCGATGGCGTCGCGAGTGTTGCGGGCTTGTGCTAAATCGTCGTAGGCGGTCTTGCGGTCTTCGAGAGCGGTTTTCATTGCTGATTCTGCGTCCGCTGATTCTGATGATGCTTGGCTGAATGAACCGGAGAGGGAGACATTGGCTGAGATTGCTGAGGCAATGCCGGCCACATAGTCCCTGATGGCTTGCTTAGCGGATGCAAGGTTGTCTTTGAATGTTGCGAATCGTTCTTTTTCTTTGGCGTCGGCTTTTTCTTGTGCTGTTTTATTTGCGGCGTCTCGCACTTTTTGTTTTTCTGCTGCTGCTGCTGCTATTGCTTCTTTTTCTTTGGCCTGTTTTTTTAGGATGTCGAATTGTTCTTGGTTGTATTTGGCGAGGATGCCTTTGTTTGTGATGTCTTGTTTGTCGTTGGCAATGACTTTTCTTTGTGCATCTGTGTAACTGCTTAGGGTGTCGATGTGTTTGATGGTTTTGCCATCTGTGATTCCTAAGGCACCACCGACGCGAGATGAGGCGTTCCCAAGAAGGATTCCGGCGTTTGTGGCGCGGGTGAACATATTTCTCAGGCGTCCGAAGCCGCTGACTGAGCCGTCGGCGGCGTGGAACATATCGCCGAGTTTTGTGTTGACTTTGTCCAGGCTTATAGATGCCTGTCTTCCGAACTCCTCGAAAGCTGCGCCAAGTCCCTCGAGTGTTGCTTTTTCACCGATGGCAACTAATGAGTCCGCAAAAGCGTTCATAATTGGGATGAGTTTTGTTCCTATGGCGTCTGTGACTTCTCCGAAGCCTTGTTTCATGCGTTGAGTTGAGACGGCCGTGGCGGCGGCGGTGCCTTTGACTTGGGTTTCGATGGCGGTGAGGATGACCTTTTGTGCGTCGTGGATTCGGTTTGATTGAACTAGGACGGCGAGCTTTGCTTTTTCGGATTCGGTGAATGTGATTCCGGAGCGTCGGAGGCTGTTGACGCCTTTGATTGGGTCCTCGAGTGCCTTTCCGAGTTGGACGGCGTTGGTTGTGGCTTCGCCGAATCCTGCGGCGGCCATGTCGATAGCGGCTTGAGTGGCGCGGTCAAAGGCTTCTCCGGCGATGTCTGCGGTCATTGCGAGCTGGCGGAATGTGAGGAGCTTGGCTTGGGCGGCCTTGATAGTTTCGGCCATGATGCCGGTTTCACGTTCCATGGAATCCGCAAAGTCTGAGATTCTTTGTGTGACTACGACGGTGTCAGCTCCGAATAGCCCCATTGTGCGGGCGATGGCGACGATGCGTTGGTCTGCGATGGCGGCGTTCTCTGCGAGCTTTGCCCATTTAGCTCCTACCAAGATTGCCGCGCTGCCCATTGCTCCGAGGGCTATGGCTCCTTTTTTTGCTGCTGCGCTGGCTTTGTTGCCGAAACTATTGAGGTCGTTGGACGCGCCGACGAGTGCTTTACGGAGAGGAGCTGCGTTTCCTGTGACTACTACATTTATTGCTTTCGACATAATTACCTAAAATACTTCACAGTCAGCTCATCTATGCGCTTTGCATATACGGCCGCTACTTCGTTCCTACGGCCATCGAGAGCGTCGTAGATGAATGGTTGAGGCTTGATGCGCCTAGCGGGCCATCCGAAGTGGATAGGACCGGCGTAGGGGACTGATGCTGAGCCGACACGGACGCGGCCCATTCTTTGAGTTGAGCCGTCGCGAATAGATGCGGCAAGTTTGCCAGATACAACGGGGACAAATCTTTTGGCTCCTTGGATGACGATTGCGGCGGCGCGTTTGTGCGTCTCCTTCATTGAGTCTCGAGTCTCTTTTGACATACTGCGGAGAGCTTTGTTCACTTCGGCGAGGCCTTCGATGCCTTGCTTGCCTTGGCTGCCGTCTAGTCGGAAACCATATTGTCCAGTCCTTGCCATGCGTTCTCTCCTGTGTTGATGTTGGCCCTAGGCCATATTTGCTCGGCCATAACATTCAGAATCGTCGACGGTGTTTTCATTAGGTCGAGTGGGCTGATGCCTGTCTTTACTGAGATAACTCCGATGAGCCATGTGGTGCTACCTGGTCCGAAAAAGGGGTATCGGCTATGTGTGGTTGTACTTCGTCGACATTCCTCATCCACATCTCGAATGAGAGTCCGGTGTTGCCGGCTTCGTGGATTGAGTGGTATGCGGCAAAGTAGAGATAGGTCTGTTTCGGATGGTTTTCCGTGAAGGCTTCTGTCCAGGCGATGCCGAACTTTTCTTCGAACGCAACTTCGGTCGAGGCCCAGACTTTCGTCTTTGACTCCGAGCCGTCTCTGTGCTTGACGGTGATTGCGATTGCCATGGTTCTAGACGGTTCCCTTTGTGATTGAGCCTCCGGAGAGGGTTATCGACTGCTTACTGAGCTCTCCGACGGCACCATTTACGGGGGTTGAAGCCCCGAGGAACATCGACACGCAAGTGAACTTCTGGGTCCCTGCGGTCGTGGTGTTTGAGATGATGAGCTGCGTGGTGCCGGTGCCGACATTGGTGTAGAGCGTGTCTAGGACCGAGTTTGTCGCCTGGTCGTTGTTGAGCTCCAGAGTGACGGAAAGGTTCTGGAGACCACCGGTGAAAGTGTGTCCAGTCGCGCCCATTGCTGTCGTCTCGATTGAGTCCTTCTCGTAGTTGAGAGTTACTGAGGTGACATAGGCGGATAGGTCGACTGCTGTTCCGCCGGTTGTTGGTGCCATCGTGACCGATGCGCCTGTGAATACGAATACTGCCATTGTTAGCTCTTTACTATTGAGCCACCGGTAAAGGTGACGGATTGCTTGGATAGTTCGCCGACGGCTCCGTTGACTGGAGTTGAGGCGGCGAGGAACATATTGGAACAAGTGAAAACCGGCAGAGGGGAGCCGGAGGTCGCGTTCTTGATGACGAGGGTATTTGAGCCCGAGCCGACTGCGCTGTAAAGAGTCTCGAGGACGCTTGCTGCGGCTTGGTCGTTGTTGAGTTCTACGGTGACGGAAAGGTTCTGGAGTCCGCCGGTCATGACATGGCCAGTAGCTCCCATTGCTGTTACTTCGACGGAATCCTTTTCATAATTGACTGAGATACTCGTGACATAGGCGGAGAGGTTGACTGTGTTGACGGTTAGAAACGCGTCGGTAAATACGAAGACGGCCATGGCTTAGTCCTTTTCTTTGGTTGTGGGTTTTGTTACGGGTTCGACGATGCCAGATTCGACAAGAAGGTCGATGTCTGCCGGTGCGGCGATGATGTCTTCGTCTGTGATGACGGTTCCAGGAGCTCCGAGTGTGGAGTTTTCGGAGATGATTTTGTAGCTAGCCATATATGTCGACCTCGAATCGGTAGGCGGTCATTTCTACGCCTGATACTACTACCGAGCGGGGTAGAGCTTCGGTGACTTGGCAAGTGGAACACGCGCCGCCAAGTGTGCGGTCCGATTCGATTGCTGCGACGACGCTGGAGGCTCCGGTGGATGCTAGGTAGGCGTCGAGGCGGTCTTGTGATGAGCGGTCTGACATTCGGCCGACGATGATGAGGATGAAGCCTTTGTAGTAGTCGATTCCGGATGTTGTCATTGACATTCCGTAGGTGATTTCTAGTGGTTCAACGACGGCAGCTGGAGGAGCGAGCGAGTCTGGGACATAGTCGAAGCACCGGAGGCCGGTGATGGTGTCGAGGGCTGTTGTGAGCCCTTGGCGGACGGAGGTTGGGTTCACGCGAAGAACTCGCGGCGGTATGCGCGAACCATTGCTGCGATGTCGCGGCCGAGTGGTGACATTCGTATTGCGCCAAGTTCTGAGAGTCCCAGGACGCCTCCGATTGAATCTTTGCGCTTGTATAGGTCAGCGGAAAGGATGTAGGTGGCCTGCTCGATGTCGTCGGGGACTGACGGCCATCCCCATTTTGCGGTGACTTCGACTTGTGGGCGGTAGTTGACGGGGAGAGATAGTGCGGTGCCGCCGACGATGGTGAGATAGTTGAGTGGGCGGCCTTTGGCGAGTGCCGTAGTTGGCTCGACGATGTAGTCCGTGTTGAGCGTCATCGTCTTCTGGTATGTGCCACTCGAGTCGGGGTCGGTCTTGAGGATGAGTCCGGTGGTTGTTCCAAAGTCGTCCACGATGACGCGCATATTTCCGACGGGGCGATAGGTGCGGGCCGTGGCGGTTGCGTCAAGATAGAAACGACGGTTCGCGATGCGGTCGATGCTCCTGGAGGCGGATTCAATAATGGACTCGAGGAGTGTGTCTTCGACTGAGTCGTCGATTTTGAGGTAGGTCTTGAGATTAGCGAGAGTGATGTAGCCGTTAGTGATTGCCATTAGGGCTTTCTTTTCTTCTCGGGTGCCTTTGCCTTCGGTTCAGGCTTTGGAGGCTCTGGAGCCTTCCTGACGCGTGTGGCGGGTGTTGTGGGGGTGCTATCCGACTCGGACGGCACATCCACGGCGGACGGTGTGTCCATCGGGCGTCCGAGCCGGATGAGCTCTTGGCGGACGAGGTTGGCGCGTTCGTTCAAGCCTCGACGGATGTATCCGGTTAGCTCTGTTTCGAGTGCGCGAATGAGAGTCTCTGTGTTCATGATGTAATCCTAGAGCTCGGCCGATGTGCTCAGCCGAGTTCCGAGGGGGATTATTACCAGTTGGCAGCGATGAGGCCTGTACCGGTGATAGCCGAGAAGGCTGTCGGGTACTTGCCGGCGGTGTAAGCCGAGAAGCCGAAGACGACTGTACGGATTGCGATGTTGCCGTCTGGCTGTTCGAAACGAACATAGAGAGGCGAGCCGCCGTTGTCTTCCCAGATGTACGACTCAGAGAAGTCACCGACGATGACTGCTGATTCGTTTGTACCTGTTCCGAGGTTTGTTGGCATATTCGCGTCCGCGACTACTGGCAAGCCGAGAATCTGGAGTCCACCCATGTCATACGCTGGACGGTCGAAGGTGGCCGCTGCGTTCATTGGGTTTCCTGCTGTGTTGCCGAACTGTGGACGGTTTGTGGTGTCCAGGGCGCGGAGCCAACAACCGATAATCGACGGGTGAGCCACGATGTGAGTCGCGCCGCCGTAGAAGTTGGTCGAGATGTCGGTGATTGCTGCGACGAGCTTAGGGAAGAACTCCGCCCATGTTGGGCTTGCGTCTGTGTAGGTCGTGGCGTTGATTCCTGAGGTGTTCAAGATTCCGCGGTGTTCGCCAGATGAGCCGGAGCCATTCAATGCCAGGCCGTCTACCTTTGTCTGGTATGAGCGGACTGCGTCGCCGAGGAGTTGGGTTTCTACGCCTGTTCCGCGGAGGATTGCTTGCTTTGAGAGGTCGAACATTGAGGCGACTGTGTTCACATTGACTGTGAGCAGAGTGTCGTCTGGTGAGGACTCTGTTGGAGCTGAGTTTTCCGATGCCTGAACATACGATGTCACGCCAGTCGTCAGACGACCGATGTTGAGCGTCATTCCGGCTGCTGGAAGTGCCTGATTGGTTGAGATGTCCAATGTTGGGCGTCCTGCGCGGCGAAGCTGTGCGAAGCTCGAGACGAGGTATTGCGGAACGACGAGGCCGGCGAAGTTGCTGGTCCCTGAGTCACGCTTTTCCATGGTTTCGCGCTGGTAGCGGGTGATGCGCTCACGGGCTTCGTATGAGCCACCGAACTCGGCGGCGATTGCGTCTGCGAGGAAGTCGTTTCCGCTGCGCTCGTGATATGTGGCTTCTTCTGAAATGACGCGAGCTGGAGCTGCTGAGCGATGCTCAACTACTGAGCCGTCGACTGATGCCGCGAGTTCTGCTGCTTTAGCTTTGCGGATTTCTAGGTCTGAGATTTGCTCAATGCGCTCGTCGAGTTTTTCGATTTCGAGCTTGAGAGCCTGGATGTTTGCCAATTCGATTTCGGTGATGTCGCGGGCTTCGTCGGCTGCGCGTGTAAGCGTTGCGTCGATGAGGCTTGTCTTTGACTGACGATTCTCTTGGAGGTTGGATAGAAACTGATTCACGGAGGTAGTCCTTTTGTCGTGGATTATGGGGACGGGGTGCCTACCTGAGCGTCCGATGAGGTTGCCGCGGTGCGGGTTGCTCTATTCGGTTCGGTGGGGTGCCGGATGTTCGTATTCTAGTCAACGCCGCGGAGTTGCGCGAGTATTGCTTGCGCTTCGTCTCTGCGGGATGTTGGGGCCATCGTTGGGATGCCGAGGTCTTCGTAGGTTTTGCGGGTCGCTGGATTGTTGTCGACTGCTAGGACGATGTCGTGGTTTTCCATCAGGCTCTTTGCGACGCCTTCTTTGTATGTGTTGACATCGCCTCCGGAGCTCATGCGAAGTCCGCGATAGTCGAGGTCGATAGCGTCGAGAAACTTGGTTGTCGATTCGCGCTGCGTTTCGTTACGGGCGGTGACGACGATTTTGATTTCGTCTCGAGCGTTCAGATATTGGATGAGTTGATTGTTGATGCCGGAGGGGAGCTGGAGTGTGCCGTCGATGTCGACGATGATGGCTGCGGGTCCGGTGCCTTTGCGCATTTCATCCTCGGCCTCGATGTCTTCTTCTTC